TCGCAATTGCTACCACATTGTCCCTTAACGTGGCAGAATCTATGAATAGTTCATTTACCACCATATTGGTGTTAAATGCCGTATAATACGTATTATACGCTAATGTGTCAATTAATACTGATAATGCTGACCCTTCAAAATCATAATCAGTAAAATCTGATTGTGCCCTAAGATATTCTTTTAGAGCTAATTTAATATCTTCAAAATCTAAATTTGCAACCTGTGTATATGGCATTATCGTGTACGCTCTAGAAAGAATTCTACTGCTATTGGTGCATCATCTCTTCCAATAATCGTATATAATAACTCAACCTCATAACCATTATTCACATCATCAGGTATACACAAAATATTATCAATACTAATTCTTGGTTCGTAACGATTTAATGTATCCCTTATCTCAGATTTGATAATACCTGCAGTACCATAATCTAATGGTTCAAATAATGCATTCTGTATCCCACAACCTAACTGAGGCTGAAATGGTCTCTCACCTTTCCTAGTAAGAAGCAACACTGTTATTGCCTGAACAATAGCAGCTTTATCTTTTACTGTTACTAGATCATTAGAAACAGGATGCTTCTTAAATGTAACACTCAAATCTTTGAATGTCTGAAAGGTTGGCATTTAGACACAACAATAGACTGCAATTATTTATTCATTCGGTCCAACGCTCTACATAATCATCAAATCCTCCAGCACCTCCACAAGGGCGTTCTAGGCGGTCTTCAGGCATTGGATATAGTTCATCCTTCTTTTTCTTACTGGATGCCTTTCCTGACGCTTTTAGATACTTCTCACTATCAGTCTCGGTGATTAATGTCATCCCTTCATTAATAAAGTCTTGACTCTTGTCTACTGGATACAATCCCATCATAGCCCCCGCTATAAATTTGTTCTGATAGAACTTTTAATGGGGTTTCTATCCCATTACCTTAATTTATTTCCAATGATTATTTGGTCTCTCCCACCAAAAATGTAAGTCCTCTACCTTATCATCATAATATAGTGAAACCATATCACTCTTATATTTACTACCAATATTCTCGCAAAGTGATAAAGTATAATAATTCTTCTCTGAAAACTTCTCCATACTACTAGTAATCCAACTGTAGTTCCCGCCTCGGATAACGCCTGCCTCACATAATACAAAGTTATCCCAATCTAATACCCACTCCGCAAAATCTAACTCAAAATTTAACTTGTACTGGGAAGGATCTTCATCTGGAAATGGCACATTCACTGCCTCAATATGAAAAATCTCCCGATCCATTGTTAATGAATGCGAGAGATGTTGTGTCACAATACTTGAATAATCAGGAGAAACACACAAAAAACATGTCTTACTTGGATGTATATCCCAATCTGACATCTGAATTTTGTATGACATCTCCTGAATGAGTGCCATCTCTTTATCCTGTGAGATGAACAGTAAATTCTTCATTACTTCCCTTGCCCTCTATATGCTTTTCGTGCCTTGTTACGACTAGTCGCAGCATATTTAGTATGCTTCCCACTACCTTGTCGTGTGTTCTTTGGCTGAGACTCAATAATCTGCTTCCCACTAATACCAACCTTGCTTCGTGCCATAATTATACTCCTATTGTTTGTGTTCCAACCTCTATTGTAGGATAACTAAAAGGCCCTGTCAAGGTCCTTGGTGTGCCTATCCCTATAATTAATTCTGCCTCGTCACCAGTAACAGCAAATAATTGCCCGTTGATAAACACATTCTTGTTGATTACTGGTTCAATCCTTCGTGTACCTGGTTGACATACCCCTGTTGGATTCGTGGGTAATGGTACTCCAACTACAGGCGCAGGTATACTAGTACTAGTATATACCTTTGCTGGTAATTTATTTATATACACATTTGCTGATACATACGGATTACCTCCTAATGGTGCTGCAGGATATGTACATAATCCATCAGTACTTGATGTGTCTACTGTCTCTGGTCCGACAATAAATGGCATCTTATCTCCTCTATACTATTGTGCAAATAATTTAGAGTGTCTGACAAACTTTCATACTCACTCGCCTTCGGGCGTTTGTACATTATTGTCGGTCTCTCTAATTCCTTCACCCTCTCCTCTAAATCTTTTAATCTTCTCACTAATTCTTCCATCATCCTTCCCAAAATTACTAAGTGCACGATCCTCTAAATCATCACAAAATTTATCAAAACTTTCTAATATATCATTACGATTACTTACATACTCGTCATAATTAAACTTTTCCATAAGAATTTTTTCTGGGAAATTTTTTTTCTTTTCGGGGTTTTTATAAAACCTTTTTCAATAATATTTAGCAGTCATACTTCTCAATCACTAAACCACATGCTTTCTTTCTATAGTTTAGATACTTAGTGTAAGACACTATATTCATCTTAGTTCTTTTTGAGATCCATTCCCAGTTTTCTTTAATCCATGAAATGTTATTATGCCCTTCATAAATCTTTCCAGTTTTTGTATCGGTAATTTTGAATGCTTTTGCGTTCCATGCCATGTTATCAATTCTACTGCACCACCGTAGATTTTTTACATGGTTATTCTCTTTATTTCTATCAATATGGTCAACATCCGTTAGATTTTCTGGATTTTCTATGAAGGTTTCGGCAACCAAGCGATGGACATAATACTTTATCTGTTTCGCAAACTTTCCGTTGTCATCATAGATTGATATGTTGACTGCTTGATACCTTGTGCCATTCTCGGTAATGGTGCCTCTGGCATGACTTTTTAATTCTTTGCCATCCCTGAAAACTATTCCAGTGTCTGATACTGAATATCTTGCGAACTTTGTTGAGAGAATTTTCATAGCGGAATTTTTTTATTTTTCAAATATTATAGCATACAAAAAAGCCCCCTCTGGGAAACGTTTGTAGGTTAGGAGGGACCCAGAGTTTTCGCTCGGCGGCCTTAAATAACATTTAAGGGGGCAAATTAACTGCCCCTCAGTGTTACTTAACTGCTGCTAGAGATCTTCTAATTTGCCTCTCAATCTGTGCAATGGCATAGTTATCACTAGGTGTTTTTGAGCATGTCTGAATGATACCTAGTTCCTTGTGTTTGTATTTCAAATGCTTGGATTCGTCGTGAAGATAGAAGTTGTTGTCTGCCATGATTGCATCAACAATCTTGCGATACTTACGTTGATTCATGATCAGTTAAAAGCGTAACGATTGACCCATGCACCTGCACTTTGCTTTAGGTTAATTACCAAGCGAAGCATATCACGACGGCGCACATTGTGATTGCTATAGTGACCCGATTGCCAGAAGATCATGCACTCGCGAGTGACAGGATAGAGTCTAATTTCCTCAGTTGCACTACTCTGAGGGGTGCTGACGATGATGCAGGGATTGGTCATGATTGTGTGAATTGTTGTTAGTTAAGGGCGAATGAGTTGCTATCAGTCGCGGTCGCTGATCTGCCAGGTGCTGGTAGGAGCAGCGGCAGGGAAGGGAGCAGGGCGACCCTCAGCGAATGCCTGACGGTTGGCGGCAGATCGTGCCATCATGGCGTTGTGCTGAGCAGTGTAGGTTGCCAGGATGGAGGCGAGGTCGATGGTCTTGGTCATGTGCTTTGTTTGAACTGAAGTCATTATAGACACAGGTGCAGGACCTTTGGGGTTGCTGTTGTGCCACTTAGGCAACTGGTTTTATTTGGCAACTAGACGGGCGATCGTGTGCAATGCTTCCCCCGTTACAACTCTAGCAGGGCGAATCGGTTCCCAAAACATTACTAACAGCAAAACGATAAGTGCAGTCTTAAGCATGGTTGGGTTGTTGATAGTTTGCTGAATTGCCTTTGTTGTCACTTAGTTGATTTTTTGATGAGTTTGAATAGTGAACTTAAAATCGTTGTCTTACCCTGTGCAGTGGGCAGGTAAGGCATAGAATAGTGAGACAATTCGTGATCGCAATGTTGATAATAATAGGGGGAGATTAGTCCCCCAATTGTTATCAGTGATCACGGAAGATGTGGATGGGGCAGTATGCCTGACCATCGTTACATGCAGTGAAATCGTAATACAAAGCACTATCCCAAGTTGCTTCCCAATCAACCACAATCATGGTAGGGATAGATTCGCACAGGATGTTTGTGTAATATTCCTCAGCAAAGTCTGCCGTTGACTGATAGTGACCCATGTAACGTTCCTCACAGGTGTCAACATCAGCGATACCGCAATCTTTCACGTAAGCATCAACTGCCTCGTAACCAATTGCTTCGCCAGCGGTCACATAATCTTCATAGAAGTGATAGAAATCATCCTCAGAATGCTCGTCAATGAACTGCAGCATTGCCTCAAGATCATAATTCCCTTCCATGAGATTTTCAATCATCTCAACTGTACGAGGTGCACAGAATTGCTTGTAGGATTGAGTGAAAGTGATGGACATGTGTTTGTTTGAACTGAAGGTAGATTACAGGAGATCGGGCAGGAAGTAAAGGGGTGAGGGACACCCCTCTGATTGTCACATGCCGTTGAGAAAATCTGCCATCGCTTCTTGGTATTCTTCGTAAGTGGCGAAGCGATCAGCGAAGCGAGCAGGCACCTTACGGGTGGCAGGTTGTGCCTTGGGCAGGTCACGACCCTTTGCCAGGATCTGCTGCTCGTAGGGGTTGCTGGTGAAGCGTTGCATGATTTGTCGTTTTGTTTGAACTGAAGTCATTATAGGCACAGGGTCGGACGCTTTGGGGTTGCTATTGTGCCACCTTGCCAACTGGTTGGGCCGCGGCGGCAGTTAGTGTTAATTAACCTGCCAATCCTGCCATCATTTCATTCATCTCATCAGCATCGATTGCAGGGTCATTCCACTCAACGCCATCACCAGTTTCTCGGAGAAACTTACCAATTTGTCCCTCCATCATACAACGTTGAAACTTATCCCAAGGGGTCTCATTCTCTCCACAATACTCTACACAATCAATGGCAGTATTGTGGAGAAATTCAATGTTACCAATCCACAAAGAAGCGTTCCAAGTTTGATAGTTTGCCCAACCGTTGTAGGTGTTGTTCATCGTGTGATTTATTTGACTTGAGATAACAATACAGCATTTTGGACGCTGTGCCCATTTTGTGTGCCACTTCTCCAACTGGTTGGGCGGCCGCGATTCTCAATAAGAAAGAGTAGTTGAGAATCGCTACAGTTAGTGTTAATCTAGCAACGGATCTTCCTTTTCAATATCTTCTTGCATGTCAGGTGGCATCATCTCACGATCGTCGATATCTATATCGAAGATCTCACCAGGCATGTCCATGATTTCGTCCCACATAGTTAGTTAAGCAAAGAACAGTTAGTGTTAATCAGACCATGACAAGTTTAGGTGCTTTGCTGACACTGAAAGACATAAAGTTGCCACAAGTGATAGACATATTCTCAGTGCCAAACTCTTCAACAATCTGCCATGATTCGTGGTCTTGTTTGATAATAACTGCGCCAGTGCAGTTAGCATCTGCAACATGTGCCTGATAGAAACCATAGGCAAAATTGATGTTGCTGCTAACACTTTTCTCGTTAAAGAAACCATGCTCGTTGTTACCAAAACCAATCACTTTGTAGAGGACAGACATAACGAATTCCTGACGACTTGTTAACAATACAGCATTTTGGACGCTGTGCGCATTTTGTGTGCCACTAGTGGAAGTGTCCACTTTGTGCCACTAGTG